TTTGCGAGCATAGACTGCGCGTAATTCGAACCGCCGAGCAACACACCTTTATCGCTCAAGAGCTTGGAACGAAACGTCGGGCGCATGATTATCTCGCGCTCCTCGAACGGAAACGCCTGTATGCCGTTCGCCTCGTCGCCGTCGTCGAGCATGGTGGACGCGTCCTGTATCGCCTGATAATAGCCGCCCGACGCAGGGAGAGTGACGGCTATATCATCCCATTTCGTCGCGGTTTTGGCAGCGTTATAACGGTTTGCGAGCTGCTCGGCGATAGTCGACGCGTTGATCTCCGTGGCAACGCGCCCGCCGATGTTCTTTGTGATCTCGTCGAAAATATTGACGGGGCACATATCTTGCTGCACCTCGGGCAAATCGTATACCTTGTCGTAGACATACAGCAAGTTAAGATCGTACTCGGTGACCTGCGGCACTTCGGCGTTGGTGCTGTTGAAAAACGCGCCGTTCGTCGCTGCTCCGACCGTACGTGCGCTCGCCGTGGTCGGGAGCACTTTCATCATGCGCAACGTGCTGACGTTCGTTTCCTCGTGCTGCGTGATGCCGTATCCGTTCTTATGCACGAGATCGACAAAGATGTTTTCTTTGACCTGTTTTGCCGCCAAGACCTGCGTGGCGGTGTCGTTTACATTGTAAACCATAGTTCCCATAATTTCTGTTTATCTCCTTTTTATTATTTATTTTGTCCGCTCAGTATTACGGATTTGAGTTCGTCGGCGGACATATCCGTCATGGTTTTATTTCCGCCGATTGCTTTGCCCTGAAGTCCGAAAGACGCGCGTTGCTTGTCCTCGTATTCCTGTAATTTGCTCTTGAGCCCGTCGAACTCTTTCAGCGCCGTTTCGAGCGCTGCTACGCGATCCGCCAAACCCTTAATGATTTCGTCGCCGTTCGCTTGCGCAGCTTCGTCGACTTCCTTGAAAGCCTCGTCTTTCGAGCCGTCGTCGGATTCCTCAGGATCGGTTTCATGGAGCTCTTCCGCATCACCTTTACCCTCGTCGTGTTCTTCGCCGAGCGCTTCGTGCTCGCGGTCGGCAGCCGTTTGGCTGTCCTGCTCCCCCTCGTCATGCTCTTGCTCGCCGACACTCTCGTGTATACGGTCAGCAATGCTTTCGTGAAAGGCTTTTTTGTCCTCGTCCGACAAATTCTCGTACGCTTTCTTTGCTTCGTCGAGCGTTGTCGGCTTTGCTTCTTTCTTTCCGAAAAGTGCCATATTTTACTCCTTGCACCATATTATTTGCCCTTTTGCTTCTTTCGCCCGATTACATACTCGCATACTTACGACTGTGCCGCGTTCCTCGTGCAACCGTTTGAATCGGCTTGCGCTTGCCCCTGCGCAGGGTCTTTTTGTTTAGGGTTCATATACAAACGCGACGGTGCGTTCCTTATGGTGCAACCCGCCGCGATTTTATATCTCGATTTTATTACTATATCCTTGTTCTCATCGGATAGTAAGCACGCCCGTTGTCTTTGCTGTACTGCTGATATTCTTTATTGAGCACACGCGCCTCGCGAACATACATCAAGCGTTTTTTTTCGTCGAGCCCGTCGTAATACGACGCTTGCGCGCGTGCCATACGTATGTCGCGCTCATACTCTCGTTGCCGTTTTGTTATCGCATACTCTTTCTTGCGTTCGTCCGCCGAGACCGTGGGCAACAACTGTCCGCGATATTCGGTCAAATAATGTCGGCAATTGAACCCGAGCAAACCGTTTTTGTACGTTCTGCCCGCCTTTGTCGTATAATACACGTCCGTAGCTGTTTCGAGCGGCACATATTTTTGCTTGTCAATAACCCCGCGTGTACCGTCGAGACTGTACACGCGCCCCTGCCATTCGGCACAGCGATCCGAACAATCCGCGTGCGAGCTGCATACAACGAGACGCGCACCGCTTTGTCGCAGCTGCTCGATGTTGTCATTGTGATCATTGTATCGCACTTCCATTTCGGCGAGATTGCGCAAGCTGTTCCGCGCTATCTGATCGTTGGGATCGAGCGCACGTCCGCGAGTCAAGCGATCGATAGTCGGAACTATGTGTTTCTTATAAACATCACGATAATATTGCTGCAAAGGCACGCCGCGCGCTTCCGTAAGAAAAGAATTCGGCGGCAAACTTTTTATAACGTTCGGCGGTATAGGCAGCGAGTTGCGCTGTTCTGCGGCTTTTGAGACGAACATAAACGCTTCGGGCGACAACCCGCTCGATTGCCAAATAGTCCGTTGTGCATTTGCGAAATTCAAAAGCGAAATCCGCGCGTCGCGCTTAAGCCGATCTATGGCTATGTCGTCGGTTGCTTTGCCTATAACTCGATAGAGCTGACGATTTACTTCGTCATACGGAAGTGAGAAAATAAACGCCGCCTTGACGATTTTGCGTATATCCTCTTGCGCTTCCTCAAGAGCAAGCGCATACGGGTTCAGTCCGTCATTCGCTATTCGCATTGTTCACACCGTCACTGAAATAGTCTTTATCATCAAACGACATTCCGCCGTAATTCTCGCGCTCTACTCGATCCTTTTCCTCTTGCAATACGAGTTTGTAGTCTTCGGCGTTTTGCTCCTCGTCGTCGTCGAAATTAAACGCATCGTGCGCTTTGCGACGGGATATAAGACCGTTCTCTACCGCTTTTGACAGAGTATCTACGAGCACCGTCGTGTTTGTCATGCCCGCACGCGACCAACGCACCTCCACGTCGTCCGTATAGCCGTAGAATCGCAACACGTCTGCAATCAAATCGTTGAGCGGCTTTTCAAACCGACGTCGAGCGTTCTCTATAAACAGCGTCGTAGCGCTTTCTTCCGCGCTCACTTCCCGAGCCGTACGATTTCCGCCGTCCGCCAAATACGACGCGAGCGTGCTTACGGATATCCCTATGCCCGTTGCTATGCTTTCGAGCAGAATATTGCGTGCCTCGCGCCACTCTGCCGAGCGCAACTCGAACTGTATCGCATCGGGCTTCTGCTCGTCAGTCGTCATCGTCTCGACCTTGGTGAACAAGAAGCTGTCAAGCCCCGAATTTTGCGTACCGCTTTTAGCAGTTGGACTTTGCAATGCGGCGGGAACGAGTATTCGCCCGCGCGCAAGGTACATATCGGTATTAAAACACGTGTTATAAAAATCGTACTCGTACAAATACGTCATTACGTTTGCGAGCAAGCTCTCCCCGAGTCCAATTTGCGGCACGTCGCTTATATCGTCGCTCCCCTTAAGCAGGTAGCACCCGAGCGTATTGAAGCCGTTCATCGCAAGCGGCTTATTGAGCTTGCACGTGTTGTAATCGGCTTTGAACGCTTTGCGCACGCTTTTCGGCAAGTTTTCCCAACGGACGTAATTATCGTTGACCGACAAATATTGCACTTGAACCGACGTATCGTAAATCTTGTACTCGACGACCGGCACTTCCTCGCCGAATATGCCGATGTTTTCAAATCGCCGCTCCTCGACGAGACCGTAACGTTTATTGTTGTTCTTTTCCGAAGTATTCTCGTATACGTTCAGCAAGCACACGACTTTACGCAGCTGTCCGCGCCCCGTCTTTTCAAAATAAAAACGGTCAGCGCGCAGCTTGTCTACCCATAACTCTCCGCCGTCGCAATTGAGTTTTAACAGCGAGAATCCACCCGCAAATGCGTCACGGAACGAGCATTTGACTTTAGAGCGAAAATCCGTATCGAATGCCCAACAATTGCTTATGAAGTCGAGAGCTTTCCCTACTCTCTTACCCGCTCGTTCTTCGACGAGTGTAGGTCTGCGAGCATTGGCAAACATGAGATTTCCACCGAAAACACTATCCGCCGCGCGATTGACAATCGTTGTGCCTATGCTTGTCGACAGCAACCCGTATTGCGTTCCGTGCACCCACGGCACATAGCCGTCATACCAATACAGCCATAACCGCACCCAATTGTTATAAAAGGCATAATACGGCGCCGGCAACATTTTGTAGAAATCGTTGTTATTCGTCCATTGCCACAACTTTTGATTTTCAACGACGGACAACGCCGTTCGCGACTGTTCGCAAACAACGCCGTTCGCCTGCTCAATGTTTTCCAACATTCTTTAACTCCTCATATTGATTTTTCTGCGCGGGAGACAACTCGATATGCGTCATTAACATCAAGTCCGACAATAATTCGTTCATGCGAGATATTTCGGCAAGCAACGACAGCATAACGTTAAGCGCGGTGCCGTAAAAGTTCGTTTGTATGCGTTTATGCCGCACTGCCTCGCTTATGGGCGCCTTGCCCGCTATATCGTGTGCTGCGGTCGATCTGTCCGCAGCTTTGCATTTGGCGCGGTATTCTTCCGTGCCGAGCTCGGTATCGCGGTTAAGCGCCGCGTCTATGTATTCCTGATTTGTCATTATTCGTACGCTCCTTGTCGTGTCGGTAAATAGAGATTGTCCGGATTATTAAAATACACGTTCGCGCCATATGTGAGCGCGTCCGTGTAGTCATTCGGAATTATGGGGTCTAATTGGTAGTTTTTCCAAGTTACGGATTCAAGCTGATAAACAAGCGGCTCGGTATCCGCGGTGGTAGACACAAATCCGCGCGCATAATAATCGTAATACCCGCCGAAATTCACTATCTTGAGCATATTTTTCGCAAAACAGTTGTTCAAGACTGCGTTGTTGTTTATGACGTTCTTTTTGGTAAATCCCTTGACTATATGATACCCGGGCAATGTATAGCGCAATTGCGTGACTAAATCCGCCGCTGCACAGTCTATGGCGAAATAACTTCCGACGTGTTCGTCAAATACGTCGTACTGCTTGCACAAATCCCCTACATATGCGTTTATCAATTCCGCAAGTTGCGACGGTGCGAGAACTGCACCTGTTTTAAGCGGGTCGTAATAAAACCGCTGCAATACGTATGCGCGCCCGTCGCTATATACGGCAATAGGCGTAATTCCAGTACTGTCATGCGTTATTGCACCGTCACCGCCCCAAATGATGTAGCACAATCGTTTACCGCGTATTTCGTCCTGCCATTTGCCGACGCTTATGTAATGCTTATCCCGTTTGAATTGCGCATACGCGCCGCCCGCAAGATCGTCAAGTTCGCCAAGATACAAAAATTTATACATCAGCGGATTATACTTACGCTCCGTCTCAATGTCTGCTTTTGTTACGGGAGATAAGTATTTGTATATCGACATATAGTTTGCGTCGATAAACTCGTAAATCCCCGCATATCTGTACTTGCGACAAAACGCGTTCCACCAATGCCCCTTGACTTGCTCGGGGTTGCCCGCAAAGACTATGCGGCTCGGAATGTCGCCGTCTAACGATCGCACAAATGTGGCTTTTGCCTGCAATAGCGATTGCTCGTCTTTGAGCTGCTGCGTCTCGTCACAGATGATTAAGCTTATTTTGTGCCCGCGATTCTTAAAACCTTTGCTTCGGCTGTAATCGCTGCCGCCTATGCCTTTGAAATAAATCGTATTCCCGACTGCTGTTGTTATACGCAACGGTGCTCGGAACGGCGTGTAAAACGAGCTTTGACCGATGCTGTCGGCAAACGCAAGTATCTCGTTATACAAACTGTCCTCGAGACTGTTGTAATTAGCGCGAGCAAGCACCATGTCGTGATTCGGATATTTATTCGCATAAATATATACAAGCTGTGCCAACGCATAGGTTTTTCCCGATATGCGCGGCGAATACATGATCACCGTGTTTTTGTCCGTAGTGTACAGTTTATTGTAGGGGTATACTACTTTAACTTGCGGTCTCATCTCCGCCACCCGAAGCGTCTTCCCATACGACATCAATTCCGGATACCGCCTCTCCGTTCTGCGGCTCGGGCTTATCCGCTTGCCCGAGATATTGCTTGCCGAGGAATATCGCCATAGCGGGATTTATTCGGGCAAGGTCCATTTGATAGCGCCGCAGCGTACATTTTGCAGAGCTGATCTTTTTTTTATATATCTCCGCAAAATTCTCACCGTAGGTTCGTTTGCACCACCGCGCTACAGTATCGACAGACACATGAAAAAAATCGGCAATCTCGGCTTGCGTACACATATAACCGCAAAGCTTCTCGAACTGCTCTTTATTTATTTCAATCATCGGACGTCCTGCCATATTACCTCCTTTTTCATTCATGAAAAAAGCAACGACGCTATTGGGTTCGTTGCTTTAGATTGTTAAATCTCTGTTATTTATTATATACAGAGCAAATCCGTTGCTCTTTGAATAAACTCGTCATCGTCTTTACATTCGTCTATCCAATCAATCATTATTTGAAACGTGTCACACGGATCATTCGGATTTTGCTGACATAGTGCTATACCGCCAGCGATAGTAATAACATCTTGCTCATAGCCGCGTTCTTTTGCCTTCTTGATGAATTCGCGTCCTTTTTCTTTGACGCGACCCACGTATACTTGTGCTGCCATACTCACCTCAAAATATCGCTAATAAAATCATACAATTCGTCATCGGTATCAAATGTTAATATTTTTTTGACTTTTGGCGAAATATATTTTCCGTTATCAAGAATCAGTCTCGCAGGAGTGCGCGTACCATCGCTTTCCTCGTTTGTGTTGAGAATTACCCAGCGTCCACCATTGACATTATGTTCTTGAACCGTTCCTGACCGGATGTCGCCGATAACATCAAAATACCTTTTCCACTCGGATTTAGATAAATCTATCGTCTGCCGATTTCGCAACGCAGATGTACTCATACTTGCATATCGTTGCAATTTATCGATAGGTTGCTGTTCCCCTGCACTATTGATTTTCGTGTCCGCCATAATGCCTCACTAAAAAGGCACTACTTGATTATACCACAACGCTCGCGCTGTGTCAAGTAGCACCAAATGAAATTATTCAACACTACTATTATACCACATAATTTTCGGTTTGTTCCTATCATTTTTTGATAGTAGCGAACTTTTTTGCGCATTCAACGCATTAAGCCGTAGGTTTGAGCCCAATAAAGCGCGGTTTCGAGCCACCTATCACGGGCGCGCCAAAATGTCGGCTCGGACGTTATTCCGATGCCGTAAATCTCGTCGGGCTTTTTGCGGTCGATATACAACGCGCGCATCATATCATACTCGGGCTTAAAGCGAAACGCGGTAAATGTATTGCGCACGATCTCACTCCACCCCTGCTCATTGTCGAGTTCGTACAGTTTCATACCCTTGCGTTCCGTAGGATTGCTTGGCTCGGAAGCACCGCCGATTGCGCTATAGTTTGCCGTCAATCCGCTTTCGATAATTTCGCTCGCGCGCTCATCGTACAATGCCTTGTCGGCGGCGTAGTTATAAAAATGCCATTCGATTTGTTTACGCAATCTTTTTGTCAGCATATTCTACCTCCCGTCATGTTTTTCTTCCAATCGATCGGCGCGCGCTCGATGTACACGAGCTTGCCGTCGATTACCCACCGCTCGTTAGTTTCATACGACACAATCTTGGCGCCGAGCTTTTCGAGACGCGTTTGCGGCGTTTCATGCCCAATACAAATGTCTTTACTCGTAATATGTATTTCGTTCATTTTAACTCCTCCGTGAATTCACGCAAACGATTATAGATTGCCTCTTGCCCGTAATCATCAGCGTAAATCGGTTTTTCCAAGGCGCGAGCCAAGCCAGCTATTTCGGCGAGCTCGCCCGCCAAGTCCCACAGTCCGCCCGCGCCCTTTTCGTCGTATTCGGCGGGAATATCGTATTGGACTTTGATCATTTTTCACACCCCAAACTGTTTGATAATATCTCTTTTATCCGAACGCGTCATCATTCGGAAATCGTCACCATTTAGCTTAAATATTCGCGTTGCCATTTCATAAATACGCTCGACTATTGCTTTGCCGAGATTTAATACGCTCGTTAATTCAGCAAGCGAATAATTCGACGAGAATATTATAGGCTTTTGCGCATTATATCTCGCATTTATTACCTCATATAACTTTTCTTCCGCCCATTTCGACGATGCTGCATTGTGCTCACGTCCGATAAACTCTTTACCCAAATCGTCTATAAATGCAAAATCGTATGTTTGCAAACGATTTATGATTTCGCATTCTCCCATACCTTGTCCATTATAGCTGCCACGTATTTCATTCAAAATCGTAGCGAGATTGGTATAAATGCACTGATATCCGCACCACAAAAGCTCGTTGCAAACGCACGCCGTCAAAAAGGTTTTGCCCGACGAATTTGCGCCGAATATGTAAAGACCAACATTACTTTCGTACATTTCTTTTGCATGAGTGACGTAATTTCGACATTTATCGTACACGGCACGGTTGTTATCAGTTATGCTTGCATCGGCAAATCGAACATTCTTATATCGATTTCCGATCATAGATAATCGACTGCGATTATTAAATTCATCGATAACTTTTTTGCGACGTTCCTCTTCCAGTTCGCGTTCATTAGCCTCGCTCTGACATTTACAAACACATCGTGCTATACGTTTTTTATCTTCGCTTACATATACACGCGATGATTTGCAGTTCTTGCAATGCGGTAATCCATCTTCGCCTAAATACTCGTCGTCGCGAAGCTGAAGTGCACCGTATGCGTATTCATTGTTCATTTTGTTGAGAACCTCTTGTATGTTGAGCATATTACTCCTCCCTCATATATTTTTCAAGATCTTTTTGCGTATATTGGGACGCCTTTGCAACAGCAATCGGCTTATTTCTATCCGTATTTCGCTGTTCCCATGTACGAACGCTTGCTTTCCAATCTTTCATCGGTTGATTCCCGACTCGCCACCCTTTACTCTCATAGAAATCGTAAAATGATTGCGGATTGATATTGTTGTTGCGCTCTTGACAGTACGCGCTTATTTCTTCAAGCGTCGGTCGTACAAATCGAGTTAAAGGAGCGGCGATGCTTTGCGGCGCTATCGTCTCTACTCTCTCCTTACCTATACTATCCTTACCTATACTATCCTTACCTATACTGGGTATACCGTAATTCGGTATACCGTCGGTATACCGTTCGGCAACCAACGCATACGCGCCGTTTTCCTCTATGATTATTTGATTGCGTTCCTCTGTGTATTTTGTTGGTTGAAAGCGATCACTACGCAAATAATTGTTGATACGCCAATGCTTTATCAAACAAACCCCACTCGGAAATGCTATGATAAAATGCCGTACAAGCAGTATATTCATATCGTCCGTTGAAGCTCCTATAAGTTTTGCAAGGCTTTTCGGACTGTTGACAAATCCCTCGTCATCGGCGTACATACCGAGCGCGAAATATAGACATCGCGCCGAAAGCGGCATATCAAGAAATGCGTCGCTCGCTATTATCGTTTTGGCAAACATTCTGCGTTCAGCCATAATTACCTCCTTTTGCGATTATTCGCGTCAATTTGCGGGCGTACCGTCTCAAATATTCCTTGTAGCTCTAAATCCAGATTAGGCTCTATATCGTCAAGTGCATAATCAACAATTGCTTTATACATTTTGATTCGTAACTCCCGCGGCAACTTTTGTACCGCATTTTGATATGATTTGCAAAATATAAAGGAATTCCTTTTCATAATTGCCCCCCGTTGCGATAAAGCGTATCAAATGCCTTATTTGCCGTAGCTTCCAAGCTGTCGAGCTTGTAATCTTGCATATCTAACATCGAAAGCATTCTGTTTACATGCGTATAGCTCGCGTTATCGCTATCTAAACGCGTTTCGTCGAAATTATTCAATATGATCCTTATACATTCCGAAAAAGATTTTAATTGCGCAATTTCGATGAGCACATCGTTAAATTCGCTCCAAGCCGCTCTGTGTTGACAATTAGCATTGCCGTTAATGGTTTCCTGTAATGTCATAATAAACCTCCAATTAGTTGACATTTTGTTAAAAAAATGGTAGGCTATTTAGTAGGTATCAATAGCCTTGTGTTAGCTGTACTTACTTATTGATTAGACCGTATCAATTTCGAGCTTTGCTTGGGAGAGCCGTACTCGCTTGATACGGTCTTTTCTTTTGGCAAGGTTCTTATGTAATGCGGTCAAATCTTCCGCGCTTGCCTTGACGCCATTTATCAAGATTTTCATTAGTCACCTCCTTTCGGTTGCGGCGTTACCTACGTTTCCGCGACCTTGATTGTAAGTATATTATACAACATTGTATATATTTTGTCAAGCGATTTATATACAATTTTGAAAATATTTTAATCAATTTTGTATATTTATTTGACATATCAATGTCTATTGTGATATACTAATTAAAAACGGAGATAACTCACAATGGCGACAACAGAAGCACAGAAAAAAGCAATAAAAGAATATCGCAAAAGACGCGGCGGAGTGCAAGGACTTCAAAAAAGTATTACTGCAACCGTTTCACCGTCTGAAGCAGAGCGCATAAAATCAGCATTTGACTCAGCGGGACTATCTAACGCCGATGTTCTCAAACGCGCAGCGACACGAATAGAACAAGGTGACGACTTACGACGAGATTACGACGCGGCAAGTAAAACTCTTATCGATCCCCGACGGGACTAAAATCTAAAACGGTAAGTCGTCGTTATCTACGGGGTGCAGATCGGACGGCACGTTGTCTTGCGCTTGTCGCGCGCCGTCGGTTTTCGGCGTCAAGAACTCGACCTCGTCCGCAACCACGTCGAAAGACGTGCGCTTAATGCCGTCACGGTCTTCGTACTGTCTGCGCTGCACCGAGCCGTTTATACCGACCTTGCTACCTTTGTAGAGATATTTCGCGCAACGATCCGCAAGCTGACGCCAGCAAATGACGTCGAAATAGTCCGCTACGCGCTCGCCGCTGCTGTTGGCGAACGGGCGGTTCACGGCTACGTTGAATCTTGTGAAGTTGACGCCGCTCGAGGTCGTGTTGCTCTCGGGATCGCGCGTCAGATTGCCTATAAGTAAAATTTTATTCATGCTTCTGCTCCTATGGATGTAATAAATTTATCAAGCGGATCGTTCCGCTTAAGTATTTCTCTTGCACGTTTCTTGTTCTCGTTCGCAGCGTGTATCGCTTCCGTGAGATCTCCGAACGTTGTCGCTATTCTGTAGCCTTTGCCGTCGGATAAAGCTATTACCGGACGCGTCTTTGCGATTTCGCTTATAACTCGCCTTGCCGCTCTGTCGCTGCATCCGAGCTTATATCGCAGCTCCATGCGGCTCATTGTGCGTTGTTCCAATATTCGGATAATTTCGTCGTATTGTTCCATATCTCATTCTCCAATAGCCCAAAGGCTCTTTATTTTGTCGAGTTCCTCGGGAGTCTTGGTCTCTATCCCGAGCTGTTTTGCTTCGTTTACCGCGCCGTCTATGAGCCTCGTCATTTCAACGGTATCAAGCGCGTGCGTCGGCTTGTAAATAGCATACTGCGCACATTTTACGCCTTTCGGCGATGTAAAATCGTTGAGCCATTTGTAGTATGTTATATCCGCACTTTCGGGTGCCACTGTTCGCGGCAAGGCTATTACCGCAGCTTGAGTGCCGTAATCTGTTACGAGTGATCGTTTGATTATCGTCTCGCTCGCGCTAAGCGCTTTTGCAATCTTTCCGACAAGCACATGAAAGTATGCATTGGCGTTCAAACTTCGTTTTTCTTTGTGCCACGAGAATTGCGCTGTGAGGCGCTTGTTGGGGTCTATTTGCCCAGCATGCACTTTATCGAGTATTTGCTCGACCGACCGCCGTTCGCGGCTCGTAGCCCGTAAAGCCATTACGAGGGAACCGTCGCGATCGGTCAAGCAGTTTTCGATCGTGCATTCAATTATTCCGAGTTCACTTGACACCTTGCTTTTCCTCTTTTATCTTGTTTTGCAGCCGGTCGTACAATTCTCCGAATTGACCGTTAGATAAGTCCTCGAAACTCTTTGCTTTGTAACATTTCTGCGCCACGATGTTCGCTTCCTCGAGCGTATGCGCCGTGCCCTGCATAAGGTATTCGAGCTGCAACTGCCGCTGCGACTTGACCTCTCGCACTTCTTGTTGCGGCTTCGGATCGTTGTTGTAAGCGCGCCGTACGGGTTTCGGCGCGGCTGCGGCACGTGTCGATTGCTGCGGCGTTTCGCTATCGGGATCGACCATTTCCTCGGTCGGTATGCAAAATACCTGAAAGCACGCATATTTGAACGCTACGCTCATCGCCTTATTACTTGCCTTGTCCGCGCTGTCCATACCCTCGCCGATAACCGTTGCCGATACAAACGACCCGTCATCGGCGTAAAACGTGAATTTAACCTTGAGTATACTGTACAGCAGTTGTCCGCCGTTCTTTGTCGTGCGCTCCTCGCGCGTCTGTTCCAAGACCTCGGGAACGACGAATATGTTGTTATGTACGAATGCGGGTTGCAACGCGTTCATAACATCGTCGACGCCTCGGTACATAAAGCCTTGCTGCTGATTCTTCTTATCCTTGCCGATTGCGCCAACCTCGGTCATTACGCCGCGCATTGCTTGATAAATGTTCATTCTCACCACCTACTTGATCTGAATGTTTTGCGTTTCCGCAACGTGTGCACCAGGCACAGTCAAGCCCGCCTTTATGGCATTCTTGATTTTTGTTTTATCGGGCGTTTTGGTGACTTTGGTTACTATGTATTCGTCGGGAAGCTCGTCCTCGTCGTCTATTACCGTAGATTCGCTCCTGCGGAACGAGACGACCGCGTGAACGCCGTCTATACGCTCTATACCGCAATGCTTGAGTACCGTACTCGTCGCGTTCTTGAGATAATCTACGCGATTGCCGAGCGTATCGCTCATTGCTTTGAGCCGTTTGACTTCCTCGTCTATTTGAGCTTTGTATGTATTCAATTGCTTAATTACGCAGCCGATCGATACGGCTTTGCTCTCTACGAGTTCCTTTGCTTCCGATACTACCGGCAAAAGCGATGGGTCTATTACTCCGTCCTCGTCCGACGTGTCCGCAAGCCGATTGGCGAGCATAAGATAATCGTCGCCGAGTTTGTATATATTAGGCATATTATTCCTCCTGCGCAAGTATAGCTTGCGAAACGTTATATATCTTTTTGAGTTCCTCGTCGCTGTCCAATATTTGTTGTTTGGCTTGATCCATTGCCTGTAAAAGCTTAAACATAGTTTCGCCCGACGTGCTGCTGTACAGCGACATATCGAAATTATCCTCGTTTTCTGCCCCAAGCTTATGTGCGATTACCAACACACAATCGCTTGCATAGTTATGAACTTTGTTGTTTGCTCCAGTTACCGAAACGGTAAAAATGTTTTGATTTTCCATTTCTCACCTCGACATCTATTCTTGACTTTTCGAGCTATCGCTATTCTCGCACTCGTTAAGTTTGCTCGTAGTGTAGTCGATATCTCTCTTTATCTTCGTCACGGACGCAAGCATTGTATCGAGCTTGTCCGTCATGTTGCAAATGTGCTCGAGCGTAAATTCGTCTTTATCCGCGGCGCGCGTCGCGGTGTTTACGAGTTCCGTCGCCTTGACGATGACGCCCGCGCACATCAAATCATATTGATTTTCTTGCTCCTTGAGCAATATTTCATAATATTCTTTCATGGTTTCTCCTAAAAATTGTTTGATTTTTATATGAATTTGTGATATAATTTGAACATAGTAAACGGCTTTTTTGCGCTTACTTTCGTTAGACCTCGTTTGCTGCCAAGCTTTTGCGCGAGGTCTTTTTTTGTCTCTTTTTCTTCGGACTGTCGTGCGTGAATCGCCTATATGCGACAAGTTCGCGTATTGCTTCCTCGAGGTCTTGCCGATCGTCGACGTTCGTGTAATGCTCGCCGTCGAGAAGTATCTCGAACTTGCTGTACAAAAACCTAACGTCGATCGTGTGCTTGTTGCCCTCGGGATCGAAGTACGTTGCGCTTTTCATAATACCTCCTTTTTAATAGTAGCTTGTCCGCACGCAGCGGACTATGTAACATTTACAATTACATTTACTTAAATAGTGTCGCGCAATTGTCGCGCGATTTCGGCTTGCTGTGCCTCGAGTTCCGCACGCCGCGCATCGGCGCGCTCCCACCTTTTGCGTAATCGCTCTTTCTCGAAATAATTCGGATCGAAAGCGCGATTACACTTGACGTGGAACTCGTAGTTGTCCTCGGCAACTACGACGTACGGCTTACTCATAAATTCGTCGTTGGTGAGAACCTTGCCGTCCGCCATAACGTGCGTAACCATAGGATCGATTTGCTTTTTTCGCATAATGCACCTCGTTGTCGTATATGCGGGCTCCACCGCTCGCGTTACGGGTTTTCCGTTCTGCCGAGCAAATAGTCCGCCGAACATTTGAGCACGTCCGCCAACGCCGCTATAACGTCGCCCGTCGCGTGCCTGACGCCGTTCTCGTACGCCGACACCGCTTGCGGCGTCAAACCTACCGAACGCGCCAAATCGGACTGTGACATGCCAAGCGCCTCGCGGCGCGCTTTAAGTCGTTCTTTTTGCATATGTACCTCCTAATTTGTTATTTGCAGTTCGAGCGAGTGTAAAGAATCGTACTCTTTCCACATTGCGGCGAGTTCGTCGCCGTATTCGTTTGTAAGTTCGCCCGCGCTCAAGCGCGCAAGCTGTTTGATACGTCTGCGCAAGTTGTATCTGCTTCTGTTTATTCGTGCGCGACGGTCGAAGTCGCTTTCTTTTTGCATTTGCACCTCCTTAATAGAATCTTTTGAATGACAGTTTAACTTCCAAGCACTGCCCGGGATACAGTCTGTCCTCGTCGAACGGTTGGACGCTGTCCTCGAACTCGATTCCGATCGACGATACAGTGCCGTTGGATTTGCCCCAATCGGTGACGTGCACCAAGCAATGGTAGCCCTCGGCTTCGACTACGGCAAAATCCTCGGTCGTAAGTTCGCGACGGGAATTATCGAAATTCCACCGAGCGTACTCGAACGCCTTTAACGCCATGTCGCGGAGTTTACAATCGTCCATGCCCTCGATTGTGAGATATTCGCCTGTCCAATGTAATCTTTTCATAGTGAATCTCCTTGATTTACAGTAAATCATCGACTTTACAATCAAAAAACTCGCACAACTTGTTAAGCACCTCTTTGCGTGGGAACCTCTTGCCGTTTTCATACATTGAAATGCTACCCTGCTTAATACCAATAGCGTTGGCTAATTCGATAGTAGTCATATTACGTTCTTTACGTTTTTGTTTTAGTCCTTTCACATTGCCTCCTAATTCTTGACTTTTTGCCTCAAAAATGTTATTTTATAAACAAGCTTTCGGGGAGGCGAGGCATCTCCTCCCCTTGCTTGTCAACCGTCCTGCCTCTCAATGCTTGGGCGGTTTTCTTTTGGTTACTGTGCCGTTTTCGCTTGTCTTACGATTTCGGCGGCTTCTTGCGGTGTTTTCGCTTCCGCTTCAATTCGCTTTGCGATTGTTTCGAGATAAGCATTAAGTTGTTGATTTGTCATTCCGCTGTCCTCCGTGGTTATCATGTGTTGCCTCCTTTTATATTCGCAAGGTTTTCATTAACCTTACATGCATAGTATAACATATTGTTATATAAACGTCAAGCATTTTATCACGTTTTGTTATATATTTTTGAGAATATTTTTTGCTTTTTATTTCAAAATGTTATATAATATATACACTGAATAAATTAAATGGGTCTACTTATGAATAACTTAAAATCTTTACGCGCGGCTAATAATAAAACACAGAAGCAAGTCGCAAATATTCTCGGAATAACTCAAGCTGCTTATGCAATGTATGAAAATGGTGCACGTTCACTTCCTATTGATGTATTAAAAACACTTGCCGATTATTTCGGTGTGTCGGTGGACTACTTGCTCGGTCGTCCCGAAGCACCGCAACCTATCGAACAGCCGCGTTTTATTATGCTCTATAATTCACTATCTGCAACACAACAAGAGAAAGTTATTGCTTATATGGAGGGTTTGCTTGCGTAAGTAAAGCGTCTTGTCTTGCATACCTTCGTCCATGTCCTTTACCTGCCTTTATATTTCAACTCCGTTGACTTGTACGGCAAACTGTGTTATACTGTACTTGCAACTCGGTTGTACTTACAGTATATACGGAATATTCCGTAATGTCAAGCGTTTTTACGGATTTTTCCGTATAATTTTAATTTATTTTTTTCGGAGGTTAAAAATATGCTTACAGCATTGAAAGGATGCGGACATATACAAGCGACATTTACAGTAGTGCGCGATGAACAGAAAATCGGACAAATTAAAGGCATCGTCGAAAAAGACAATGTCGGGCATTTTGTTGATACTACTGTTCCGCAAGACGTAAAAATCGATGATACTTTAATTGATGATGATAAAAAGGAATATACGGTTATTAAAGTAGGTCCCGACCGCATATCTTTAAGCGGCATTCCTGCCGGAGGTATGTCGTTCAAAATTTATTATGTACAAAAAGAAAAACCTCGGCAACCCCTGATTAACAATGTTGTCAATATAAATAACACTAACTCGGTTGCTGTCGAGAATAATATAGATATTTCCACTACCGTTGAAACGGTGCAAACTAACATAAGCAATATGACTTCTCTTTCCGATGAAGAAACAAAGGTTGCTTTACAAAAAGTAAACGAAATCGCCGAAATTATAAAGTCCAAAGAAAACCGAAAGCAAAAATGGAGCAAGGTTGCTTCGGTTTTCAAATGGCTCGCCGAAAAGAGCGTAGATTTGGCTTGCGCTTTTTCGCCTATTATTGTACAGAGTTTATCGGCATTAAAATAACTATCAAATAATGCAATGTCTAACAATATAAGCCGGTATATCGTTGGTTTGAATTTCACCGATAAAAATGCCGTTAGTCGTCCAAAACTGCGTGTATGCAACGAGAGGATCCTCTGCTGTTCCCTCGCCTTTGGTAACATTGGTCGCAAGAACTTGTACCGCTGCCACAGCGTCTATTTGTTTGACCGATATTGGATTTGTCATACATATCATATTTTTTACCTCACCTCACAACATTGTTTATATATATTATATACGGAATTTTCCGTAATGTCAACAAAAAGGAGTATTTATTATGACAACAGTAGAAAAAATACAAGATCTTATTGCAAAAAACAACTTAAGTGCATATAAGTTAAGTTTGGAAATAGGTCTAAACAAAACTTTTTTAACCGATTGGAAAAACGGAAAAGCTAAGCCTTCTGCCGACGCATTGCGAAAAATCGCCGACTACTTCAATGTCTCGGTCGATTACCTGCTCGGGCGTACGGAGCATTTCGCGCAAGAGTTTTCCGAAAACGAAATGTATTCATTCCAAGTTATCGGCACGATTTGCGCGGGCTACGACGGAATCGCCGAGGAAAGCTACACGGGCGAGGATATTATAGTTCCGCCACACCTCATAAAGACTCGCAATCCCGACGATTATTTTGTTTTGGAAGTCAAAGGCGACAGTATGTCCCCACTTTTGCTTAACGGCGACAAAGTACTCATACGCCGCTGCAATACAGTCGACAGCGGAACGATTGCCGCAGTCGGATATGACAACGAGCAAGCAACAGTCAAAAAGGTCGAATACATAAATGGCGAAAATTGGATGCGGCTCGTACCGCGCAATCCCGACTACCCTGTTATCACCATTAAAGGCAGCGACTTAGAGCTCTGCCGAGTATACGGCGAGGTCGTTTATCTGTTTAGGGATAGGATTGGGTTTTAACTTTTTGGGCGGCGGAAACTTTTGAAAACCGCCAACGGAGAAAGGCGCCCGAGCAATCGGGCGTTTTTCTTTCTAACAAATTTTGCAGTCGTGTATTTACGCTTGACAAGTAGCCAAACTATTTGTTATAATGCTTATATGAAATATGATTTTAACAAAAACGAATTAGAGCGTTTATACATATCTGAACAGCGAACGTTGAAAGATATGTGCGCTATTTTAGGTGTTAAATCGCCTATAACAGCACGCAAAATATTAAATTCTTATGGTATTTCCACTAATCATAATGAGCGAATATCTAACAAAACTAAACATGGCATGACAGATCAAGAATTCGCCGATTATTTGATAAAAGAATACTCAAACAAAGAGAAATCATTGCGACAAATAGGTATGGATTTGGGTGTGAACGCCACAGCGTTAAGAAAATATTTCAAAAGATTCAACATTCCTCTTCGTGCCACTTCAGAGGCTAAGTCAATTGCCACTCGAGGCAGTCGCTCTCGCAATTGGAACGGTGGACGAAATTTACGCAGTAATGGTTATATTGAAGTTTATTGTCCTACTCATCCAAAAGCAAAATCGAGAAAATATATCTATGAGCATATTTTAGTTATGGAACAACATTTGGGTCGTTGTCTAAAAGATAATGAAATAGTGCATCATATAAACGGAAATAAAACCGATAATCGAATAGAAAATCTACGACTCATGACTAATAGTGAACATGTTGCATCACACGGACACAAAAACAAAGGTCGTTCTGTCGATATTTTGCATGGCGCTTGGAGCAAAAAATATTCATGTTGCACTATGTGCGGTACAACAACTGTAAAACATAAGGCTAATGGATTATGCCGCAACTGTTATGCTACCAAACTAAGATGCCATAAAAAGGGGGTGATGCCAAATGAAGAGTATTAGAGCCGCAATCTATACTCGTGTTTAGGTTTCGACTTTAGAACAAGCAACCGACGGGTATTCGATCGGAGTGCAAAAAGAAAAACTGTCTGCCTATGCCGCGGCGCAGTCATATGAAATTGCGGATATTTATTCGGACGAGGGCTTTTCGGGCAAAGACCTGCACCGCCCCGCTATGGAGCGTTTGCTCGTCGACGTAAAAAACGGTAAAATCAACACGGTTTTTGTTTACAAACTCGACCGCCTTTCCCGTCACGTTAAGGACGTTTTGGAGCTCGTCGAACTATTCGACAAATATTCCGTCTCGCTCTACTCTCTCACGGAACAGCTCGACGTATCGTCGCCGTTCGGACGCGCGGCGCTTAAGATGTCCGCAACGTTCTCCGAGCTCGAACGCGAAACAATCGTCGAGCGTATGCAAATGGGCAAAGACGCTCGGGCACGCAGCGGCAAATACACCTGCCCCGGCAAATCGCCGTTCGGGTACAAGCTCGATAAAGAACACGATCGCATGGAGATCGTCCCCGAGGAAGCCGAAGCCGTGCGCGATATGTACGCAAAATATATCGAAGGCTATACCTTCCGCAAGCTTTATACATATTGCCGCGAAAAATATCCGGATATACGGTTTTTCTCAAACTCGATGTGCTGCAAGCCCGTTATAGAGCGCCCGATGTATGCCGGATATTTTTACCATAACAGCGAGCTTGTAAAAGCGACCAACTACGAGCCGATCATATCTTACGAGACATACTTGCAAGCGCAAGAAGTCGTAAAACGCAACACTACCAAACGCGAACACGACAACACGCCGTACTTGCTTACGGGACTTGTATACTGCGCAAAATGCGGACGAGCCTACTGCGGTAAGCGGCGCGCGCATAAAGTAAACGGGATCGAGAGAAATGTATACTACTCTTACGGCTGCACGGCACGCATTAAATATAGTCAATCCGAACATGGCTCGCCTTGTCAAAATGAGTTATATCCCGTTGAAACACTTGACAAACTTGTAGAAAATATGGTACAAAATTTAGAGTTTACCGAGTTTGTAACACCGCAGACAAGCACAGGATTGATAGACAAGCTTTTGCTCGAAAACGGCGAACTTAAAAAACAAAAAGAGCGTTTGCTCGATTTGTATCTAAACGAATCGATAGATAAAGACACATATACAGCTCGCTTCGATGACATCAACAAACGTATACAAAAAAATCTCGCTGTGATCGATAACGAAAAACAATCGATCGCACAATCGCCCACCGTTTCGATCGAATATTTGAAACAGCGGCAAAGAGAGTTTCCGAACGCTTCCAAAAAAGAAAAACGCCGCCTACTTCAACAGCTTATAAAGCAAATCGTAATAGACGGCGAAAACATTACCATAAATTGGTATGTAAAATAAAATTTTACACTATATATTGTGTTTACTTGCGTCACTAAATGAAGTAACGCTTTAAGGATTAACTTCTTTAGAGACCGAAATAAAACACAGGAGATTCTATCCAATGAAAAATACTCAAACCAAACGGCTAATCGCAAAGAACCTCATACTCAAGTGCGGAG